GCATACTTGGAAAAAGGAACAAGTACTGATCAAGGAATGAATAGAGTACGTGAAAATAAGGATACATATCAATACAAAGGTAGCTTTGATCAAATGATAAAAGAATTGATAGATAAAAAAGTTCTTATTAAGAAGGGTACAAACAAGTATCAAATTAATAATCCGTCTGTTAATAGTACAGATAGGATTGCTCAGTATCACAGTGACATAGATTTAATGAAAAAAGCTATCTTAAAAAATCCTAACTTCAAAAAGAAATAACTATGAACAAACAAGAACTAAAACGAATCATAAGAGAAGAAGTTCAAAAGGTAATGACAGAAGCAACTCTTCCTTCTAATATTAAAAGCTTTGCCGAACGTAAGAAGGTACTTCCATTAGTAATGAAAGTAGCTCGTTGGGCTGAAAAGGCAGGTAAACGTATTACAGGTGGTACTGCTATTGGAAAAGATTATAGTACATTAATATTAGATATGGGCTATCAAACAGCTGATATTTATATTGACACAGAAAATGGGACGATTGAATTATATGGAAAGCCAGTAAGAAACTTTAACGAATTTAAAAAAGTATGGCTTGATCAAATGACTGCAGATGAAATGGAAAAAGATGCTAATCAATTTCGTAGAGAAACAGGACTATGAAAATATCAGAATTCAAAAAATTAATTCGTGAAGAGATTCGTAAAATAGTAAACGAAACTAACTACGGCGTACCATTAAAAACATCTAAAAAATTACAAAGCGATTTAGATGTATTTAAAATGGCAGAACCTATCTATCTTGCAGGACTTAAAGCAGGTAAATTAAAGCCAACGGCAGAAGCTTTTTTTAAATTGGTACAAGATATTGTAATAGCTAACGGCGTATATTTGCATGATGAGTGGAAGAAAACTGCTAGAGATTATTATATGCAAACCGTTAGAACTGCTTATATGAGAAAAAAGTCTGCATAATATTATATAGACGTAAATAAAATAAATAAAAAATAACAATTAATTTTTATTCTTGCTAAATAGCAATTATATTAATGAATATTATACAATTAACAATTAAAAAAGGTAAAAACTATGGCTATTAATTTAGACACGATCCGTAAGAAGTTAGACTCCTTACAAAATCAAACAAAAAAACAAGACGCTCTTTGGAAACCAGAACCTGGTAAGCAACAAGTAAGAATCGTACCTTACAAGCACAACAAAGACAATCCATTTTTGGAATTGCATTTCCATTACGATTTCGGTAAGAAAACAATTTTATCACCAATGACATACGGTCGTCCTGACCCTATTGTTGACTTTGCTGAAAAATTAAAAACAACCGGTAATTCAGATGATTGGAAATTAGGTAAAAAATTAGAACCTAAAATGCGTTGTTATGCACCAGTATTAGTTCGTGGTAAAGAACATGAAGGCGTTAAGTTTTGGGGTTTCGGTAAACAAGTTTATACAGAACTTTTAGGATTTATCGCTGACCCAGATTACGGAGATATTGCAGACCCAATGAGTGGACGTGATATTGTAATCGAATTCGTACCTGCAGATTCTCCAGGTGCATATCCAAAAACATCAATTCGTGTAAAGCCTAATACATCGCCAATTACAGACGATAAAGCAGTATTAGCAAAAATTTCAGAAACGCCAGATATCAATACTATCTTTAAAGAACCTACTTTTGAAGAATTGAAAGGTCATTTAGAAAATTGGTTGAACCCATCGGAAGAAGCTTCGAAAGAAACTATCGCTGACGAAGATGAACCAGCTACCAATAGTAAAAAATCTACTAGTGCTAAAACAAGTAAAGTAGATGACGTTTCAGCAGCATTCGACGAATTATTTAACGAAGGTTAATTATGTCTAAAGTAAAAGACAAACAAGAACTCGCAGATGACTTGGCTAGCGTATTAGCCACGAATCTGAATAAGAAGTTTAAAGATACAAACTACAAAGTAGCTTACTTTCTAGATGGGGACTTAGATTCCCCGTCGGAAGTAACTGGTTGGGTTAGATCTGGTTGTAGTATGTTAGACTTAGCAGTTAGTAATCGTCCTAATGGAGGATTTCCGGTTGGTAGGATAACAGAAATAACCGGTCTTGAAGCTTCTGGTAAATCGTTATTAGCAGCTCATGCATTAACGGATACACAAAGACAAGGTGGATTGGCTGTATATATAGATACCGAGTCTGCTGTAAGTAGAGAATTTTTAGAAGCTATTGGTTTAGACTTAACAAAGATGTTATACGTTCCATTAGAAACGGTTGAAGATATTTTTGAATCAATTGAAAATATTGTAGAGTCTGTACGTAAAGCTAATAAGAATAGATTGGTTACGATTGTAGTAGACTCAGTAATGGGAGCTAGTACCAAACAAGAAATGGCCGCCGAATTTGATAAGGACGGTTATGCAACATCTAAATCTATTATATTATCAAAAGGTATGCGTAAGCTTACTAATATGATAGCTAGAGAAAAGATTTGTTTGATTTTCACAAATCAATTACGTACTAGATTAGGTGTATCGTTTGGAGATCCTTGGACTACTTCAGGTGGTAAAGCTATTCCATTCCACGCTTCAGTTCGTTTACGTTTAAAGTCTGTAGGACAGATTAAAATCAAAGACGAGATTATTGGTATTAAGACTAGAGCACAAGTAATTAAAAATCGTATGGGTCCTCCATTAAAGAGTATTGATTATGATATTTACTTTGATTCTGGTATCGATGATTTAGGTGGTTGGTTAAACGTAATGAAAGATTACGGTATTGTAAAACAAGCCGGTGCATGGTATACTTATGTTAATAGAGCAACAGGCGAAGAGCATAAGTTTCAATCTAAAGACTTTGCAAAACTAGTTACGGAAGATCCTTCTTTAAAAGAAGAAATCTATAAAGAGATTTGCGAAAATTACATTTTAAAATATACACCAGGAGAAGATTTTGGTGTTGACGATATTCAAATTACAGATGATTTAATTCCAGAAGATTAATGAATAAAAGGTTACAACAGATATTACAAGAAGTTACTCGAGAACATTTAGAAGGTAAACGTCCGACAAAGCTTAACGATAAAGTATTAATAATTGACGGACTAAATACATTCATTCGAGTGTTTAGCTCTGTACCAGCATTAAACGATGATGGTGAACATATTGGCGGAGTAACCGGTTTTTTGAGAAGTATTGCGGCGGTGGTTAGGCAATTTAAGCCTACCCGCTGCATTATCGTTTTTGACGGTAAAGGTGGTAGTGCTCGTAGACGTAAGGTTTATTCCGATTACAAAGCAAATAGAGCAAATAAAACCAAGTTAAATCGTCATGAAGAATTTGATTCGTTAGAAGACGAACAAGCAAGTATGCGTAGACAATTCCAACGTGTAATTGAATATTTAGATGTTTTACCTGTAACTATAATGTCTATTGATAATATAGAAGCAGATGATACAATTGCATATTTAGCTACGGATATGTTGGTAGATGCGCAGAAAGTTATTATATGTTCTACCGATAGAGACTTTTTACAATTGGTAGACGATAGAGTAAATGTATGGAGCCCAATCAAAAAGAAAATGTATGATAAAGATATGATACAGAATGAATTGGGTATAGATGCATCTAAGTATTTATTATATCGTACATTTGATGGCGATAAGTCGGATAATATTCCCGGCGTAGATGGTATTGGGTTAAAGACTCTTGTAAAGGAGTTTCCTCAATTCCAAACAGAAGAAGAACTAACAATTGAAACAATGTTAGAACATCTTAAAGATAACAAGAAGAAAGCACGTTTATATGAACGTATACAAGGTTCGGTTGATATCTTATCAAGAAATCATGAATTAATGCAATTAAAGAACGTAGATATTGCTGGTAACTTTAAATTACTTATTACAGATTTATTTAGACAGCCAGTTAATGAATATAATCTTTATGTATTTAAGAAAATGTTTATGCAAGATAAAATGTATACGGTTATTAAAGACGTAGATAGTTGGTTAAATTCAAGTTTCGCAACATTAAGAGCATATGCAAGTCAAACTGAAACAAATAAAGACTGAGATAACAACTACAGAATCACTAAATTTATTTAAACAAGTATTTTACGATGAGTCTGACGAAGCTATCTTAAACTTTCATTTAATGAATTATTCATATGCGTTACATGAATTTATATATAAGTTAAATCCTTCATATACCTGTGAAGATATTTTCTTTATATTCTTAGAGAACCAAGTAATTGGGTATGTTACAGCCTATGAATCACGATGGCCAGAAATTCCATATGGTAAAGAGTTTGGAATATTCATAAAAGAAACATATCGTAATCGTGGATTGGGAACGGAAGTTATAACACATATTGAAGCTCAATACAAACAACCGTATGTAGTATCACCCCGATGTAATAATATACATGCAATACGTCTTTATGAACGGTTAGGTTACGTTAGTGCGCAAGTAGAACAAGAAGACTTGTTACTAATGTTTAAATAAAAATTTGATAAAATGATTTTTTTTCTTATATTAAAGTATGAATGATTTATTAAGTAGCTATGGATATACGTTCCAAGTAAAAGTGATAACAGCGCTTTTATGTAAAAGAACATTCCTACAGCAAATATACGATATACTAGACCCAAAGTATTTTGAGAGTGAAGCTAATCAATGGCTTGTTGAACAGATTATCGATTACGGTAAAGTGTATAAGAGTTCACCTACATTAGAAGTACTTAAGTTTAAGATACAAGATATCCAGCATGATGTCTTAAAACAAGAAGTAGTACAGCATTTAAAAGATGCTTGGAAGTATGTAGAAAGTGAAGATTTAACTTTTATCGAAGAAAAGGTTTTAGACTTTTGTAAGAATCAACAAATCAAAAAAGCTATTATCAATTCAGTTGATTTACTTAAACAAGGTAAATACGAACAAATAAAGTACTTAGTTGATACTGCGATGAAGGCTGGAGCAGATAAAGACATCGGTCATGACTATATTACAAATATTGAAGACCGTTATACTCAATCAGTACGTTTCGTAAAAGAAACTCCGTGGGACATTATTAATGAATTAACGGATGGTGGTTTAGGTAAAGGAGAATTAGGAGTATTCGTAGCACCTGCCGGTATTGGTAAATCATGGGGACTTATTAATATAGGAGCACATGCACTTAAAAAAGGTATGACCGTATTACATTATTCTTTAGA